GCTTGGAGTTCGGCGCGGCGTTCGGCGTGTTGGCGTTGACGCTGGCCGGGCGCCAGCCGCTCGACACGACCGAACCGGTGCGCGGATTGGTCGGCAGCGTGATGCCGGCCGAGTGCGCGATGACCAGCAGCTTGTTCGCCAGTTCGACCATCAACGCGGCGCTCTTTTCCAGGTATGGAGACATCGCCATCGGGAACTCGCGGTCGCGGCCCATCCAGTAGTCTTGGATCGAGATCATTCCTTTGCACCTCCGACGACTTGCTGCCACTGAGCCTCATCCAGCGCGCCTGGCTTGGTCGTGCCCTCCGGTGCCTGGTACTTCCACCGGCCGATGCTGAAGAAGAAGAAGCACACCACGCCAGCAGCCATCGAGGCCGGGCTCCAGTCGTTGAACTCGGTGAAGTTCAGGACCGCCGACCCGAACAGCGACAGCGCCAGCAGCGCGTGCTGCACGAAGACGGTCGCCTTCGTGGTGCCCTTGACCATCTTGTCCACGCGGCAGAGCATCATGAAGCAGCCGACCAGCGCGAGGACTGTAGCAACGATGTGACCCGTCATGGCTTCACCCCGCGCACCGCTTGCCAGCGTTCAAAGGCCCACACGCCGATCGTGCCCCACTTGTCGGGGATGGCCGGGATGGCGACAGCGATCGGGAACAGCAGCGCCGTGTAGCTGAACGGCACGTAGTCGGCTGCCACCTGCGAGATCGGCACCGTGGCCACCATGGTCACCAGGAAGGTAAACAGCGAGTAGGCCCACACCGGGAGCTTGGACTCAGGCGCCCGGGTGAACAGACCGTACAGCAGGCCAGCGAACCAGCCCATCAGGATCAAGGCGTAGGCGCTGACGTACTGGGCGAACTGAGGCCCCACAGCAGCGCCTGCGACGGCAACGGCGACCGCCCAGGGGGTCAGGTCAATGTCTGGCGGTGGAGCGGCCACGGAGCCTCCGTGCGTAGAACGCGGAAGGAGTTCGAGCATTGCAGTTCCTTCATGAGTTCGCGCCCGGCCTCGGCCTCGCGCTTAAGTTGGTCTTCGTCAACCGGCCCCGGCATGTCAGCATGCCGCGGCACGGTTGGCGATTGCGTCGACATCGGCGTCGGTGAGGTTGCGCTGGTCGTTCATAGTCAGACCAGGGGGATGGTGAGTTGACCGCGCACGTAGGTGTTGTCGGTGGAGAGCGTCCAGTTGCTCCCGTCAGCCTTCGACACGTTGATCTGCGTTGCGTCCCCTGCTGGGTCGACCTCGAAGTAGGCAATCTGACGGACACCGTTGTCGAGGATGTGGCAGGCGTTGATCGCGCGGCGTGAGCAGCTTCTGCCTCCTGGGATCTTGATCTTCAGCGGCGAGTTGACTGTGCCGCCAACCGTCGAGGTGTTGATGATGATGTTCGCCAGCATCTCTTTGCCGAGGATGCGATAGTCGAACACCGCCAGGTCGCCAGAGGCGACGGTCCAACTCATCGCGCCGGCAGCGGTGAAGTCCCCTGACGCGTAGGCCTGCGTGATCCAGCCCGAGTAGCCGGCATTCCCGTAGTCGACCGTCGTCTGGTTGATGATGTTCTTGCCGAGCTGCAGCAGGCCCGAGGCGATGTCGCCAGCATCGGCGGCGATCGTCGAATAGCAGTCGTTCTCGCTGACGTAGCTCGGCCGGTTGGCGGCCAGCGCCGTGCAGAAGATGCTGTTCGTGACCGCGGTCGAGTAGCACTGGTTGCCACGGACCGTGATGTGGCCAGACTTGTAGAAGGCGATGTCGTACTTCGTGAAGCCGAAGAACGAGTTGTTCTCTACCCGCACGTTGTCCTGGTTGCCGTTGCCGGCGTCACCAAGCTGCAGGCCCACCGAAGTAGCAGCCGGCGTGCCGACCGCGCGGAAGTGGTTGCCGCGGATGATCACCGAAGTGTCGATCGCGCTCGACTGCGGGCCGCCGTAGACGGCGCGGACGGCCGCGGCGCCGGCCAGCTCGATGTAGTTGCTCTCGATGACGATCGGCGCGCTCGCTGCAGACCAGAAGATGACCTGCCCGGTGGCCTGAAGGTCGTTGTCGCGCACCGTGCCGAAGACCACGCCCGTAAAGTCGATGGCGTTGGTGTAGCCGTAGATGATGTTGCGCTGGATGCAGACGGTCTCGGGCCGAACGATGCCGGTCCCGCTGGTGTAGTTGAACGAGTCGCACAGCACGCCGGTCTGCGTTCCCGATCCTGAGCCCGCGGCGAACACGAACTTGTTGCCGAAGACGTTGATCACCAGGCACTGACCGATCAGGTGCAGACCGGAGTTGCAGTCCTGAATCCAGTTATTGAAGATCGACACGTTCCGCACAGTGCGGAACTTCATCGCGATGTTGAAGCCGCGAATTGCGCAGTCCTGGATCAAGATGCCGTAGAGTTCGTCGGCGTTGTTGAGCGTGCCAGCCTGGTAGATGCCGATCTGGCTGCCGCCGGTCACTGCCTCGATGGCAAGGTTCGCGGTGCGCGACTGGTCGAACCCGCTGACGTAGCCGTAGGTGAACGCCGAACACGCTACCGGCTTCAGCACCGACGACCAGCCGACGCCCTCGTAGTCGACATTTGACACCCGCGGGATCGCAGTGTTGTAGCGGAAGTTTCCGCGGGGGATCAGCAGCGTGCCGCCGCCAGCGGCAGCCAGCGCAGTCTGCGCCGCCAGAATTGCGGCGTAGTTGTCGGTCGCGTCATCGCCGACTGCGTTCCACGGGTAGTCGGTGATGCACCAGATACGCTGGCGCAAGGCCTGGCCGATGGTTCCTGCAGCGTAGTTCAGAGTCGGAGTGAATGCCATCAACGCCGGCCCCTCCGAGGCGGAGGCAACATTGGCCAGTCGCAGAAGAACGTCCGCAGCGGTGCCGCTCGCAGGAACCGAGATCGTTGGCTGCCCCAGTGCATCGAAGGCCAGCAGAGAAAGTGCACGCGTTCCAGCGGACGGGAGAGGCTGGAGCGCCTCGCCATTGGGTGCGCGCACTGCGGATGCAGGCCCCTTACCACCCGCGAAAATGTCTTGCAGCATGAACACCAGACGATCCAGGTCGGCATTCACGACATCAGCCAGCAGATCGCCGTTGTCCTGATAGTCGGTCTCACGAGTCAGCGTCATGTCGCGGTATCGCGTGACCACCGTGCCATTCGCTGGCGCGACGCCAAACGTCACGCTGCCGCTGTTTGTGCCAACGCCTGAAACCGTGTAGTCGACGCCCGAAACGTAGGTCGTGACCACGCCAGCCAGTTCACCCTTCACCACGAGATCACCGGCATCGAGTACGGTGAACGAGTGCGGGAAAACAGTCGTCACGCCATTGGCGACGGAACTGGCAAGCGGTGATTCTTCAGTGACAGCCATCGACGCCTCGCGTTGTGGTAACGCGGGCGCGGTGCGCTAGGAGATCACGTCGTGGACGCCCGCAGAGTGGCGCCAATGCTGGGGCTCACGTTCCGTAGAAATCTTTACCCTTCGGCCGATCCGCTCTGGCGCCTCAGACACCGCGCCGGCCGTAGCGTCCAGGTAGTCGTCGGGCTGATCCTGCACCATCGGATTCCAGTCGCGCATCTGCTGCGGCAGGGGGCCGTCCATCACGGACACATGCGCCCACAGCATCTCATTGGCCAGCAGCAGCGGCTCCATCGACTCTAGGATGCGCTTGTTCTTGTTGCCCGTCTCGTTCAGTTCCTTGACGCCGCACACGAGGCCGCGCTGCTTGAGCGCAGCCTTCAGCGTGGCCGGCGCGAACTTGCCGATGCCGTTGGTTTCGACAGTGATCTTCGGCAGGTGGAACTGCTCGACCAGTTCGCACAGCTGCCAGACCTGGCCGCCGGTGATGGTCCGGCCATCCTCGGAGAACTCGGCCACGTCGCCGACCAGCGGCATGATCCGATGCAGGTAGCGCCGGCCGCCTTCGTCCTGGAGGCACAGCGACACCGCCGACACGTCGCTGTTGAGCTTGCCGCTGGCCGGATCCCACCGACACGTCGCCGACGCGATCTGCGTGCCGCCCAGGGTCATGATCGTCTCGCCGTTGGCCGTCCGCAGCACCGGCTCGACGTCGTACGGCGTGATGCGTTCGGGGTCCAGTCGGGTGTTCGTGACCGGCTTCGAGTGCAGCTGGTACTGAGAATCCCACTCGTTGATCGTGCGCGTCTGCCGGCGGCGCTTCAGCATCTCGGCAGGGTTGAAACGCTCCGGCCAGGCGCTACCGGCGTAGAAGTCGACCAGCGCGCCGGGCGCCTTCTTGAAGACGATTACCCGACCGGTCTGTTCGTAGTCCTTGCCGGCCTTGAGCAGATGCGCGTGCTCGCCGATGCCGGTGAACACCATCTCGGGCGCGAAGGGTACGGTGTAGCGGCGCTCGGTGGCCGCCTCGATGCGGTGCTCGTGATCGAACATGCGGATGGTCAGGCAGTCGGCGCCGAGGCGCTGCTGCTCGTCGTAGAGGCTGTCGTGAGTGTGCGGCGTGCCGATGAACAGCTTCCGCCCGCCGGGCACCAGGATGTGCGTCTGCTCGCCGAGCCTGTAGCGCAGCTTCTCCCGGCCCTCGGGCGTCTGGATGTTCCGCGGCACCTCCACATCATCGTTCTGGCACTCGTCGGCGCGTGCACTGGTGACGTTCGACAGGATGCCCTTCGCGTACATGGACGCATTGCGGGCATCGATCGCCCCCTTGACCCACCACTGCTCGACCTCGCCCTCGCGCAGCATGTCCTTGGTGAGCGGATGCGCCAGCAGCACCGCCTTGGTGTCGCGGCTGGTCTTGTAGGCGGTCGGGTCCGATTCGGACTGATGCAGGATCCGGTGCGTTGGGTCGCGGTAGAAACTCCACGCGTTGTACACCGCGAGGATGGTCGACTTCCCGAAGCCGCGGAAGCATCGCAACACCGCCAGGTCGCCGCGCGTCTCCAGCCACGACACCGCGCGCCAGTGGATGTCGGGCACCGTCCATCGCTGGCGCTTCGACCAGATCAGGAAGAACTCGGGGAACGAGGCTTTATCGTTCGCGCTTTGTGCCGACGCGTTCAAGGATGCCCCTCACTTCGGCCCGCGCCTTCTTGACCATGTTCGACGTCGCCGCCTGCTGCTCGGCATCGTCATCGCCGAAGCCCTCGCGGCGGCGCAGGATCAGGAACTGCTCGATGCGGACCGCCACGCCCAGGGACTTGGCCGCCATGCCGGTCAGAAAGCCGCGGTCGCCGCGGTCTGCCGTCGTTTCAAGCCCGCGCTGGTCGGCTGCGTCCAGTTCCTCGATGGCGTGATCCAGCGCGATGTTCTGGATGCGCTCCAGCTCGGCCTCGTAGTCCTTGGTTTCGTCCTTCGCCACGTCAGTCTCCAGCAATGCGCGACAGATCCGGCGCGCGATCCGGGGTGAGTTCGGCAGGATCCCACCAGTAGCCCTGGCCCCAGTCCTTCTGCGCGCGCTGCTTCATGCGCGCCAGATACCCGGGGTTCAATGCTTCCTGCGCTTGGAACAGGAACGCATGCTCCCATGCGCCGCGAGCCCACCACAGCGACTGACCGGGCAGTTGCGAGTTGACCCAGCGCAGCGTCTCGGCTGCAGCCTTAGTGTCCTTGCCCTTCGCCGCCTGCCAGGCGTTCGACACGATCAGGTCGCCGGCCAGGCCAGCGGCAGCACCGGCAGCCGGGCCAAGCACCGTGCCGACAGTCTGCTCGACGCTGCTGCTGCGCTGCTCGGTCGGGTCCTTGAAAATCAGGTCGCCCACGTAGCCCATGCCGCCGCCCTGGGCCAGCGCGCGCATCCAGAACTTGCCCTCGGTCTGGTCGTAGGGGTCTTTGCCCTGCACCAGCGCCTTGGTCTGGAGAACGACGGCACCGAGGATCATGCCGGTGATGTTCAGCGCGGCCAGACCAGCCAGGCGGTTCACCTTGCCGGCGGTCGGCGTCTCACCACCGAACCCGGCCGGCGCACCCTCGAGGCCCTGCGGCGTCTCGAAGATCCGGCGCCAGTGTCGCGTCATCATCGCGATCGGGAACGACTTGAACTGCGCGAACGATCGCATGGCCTCGCCCTTGAGCGTGCCCGTGGGCATGCCGCCGCCGGTGACGATGGCGCGCGTGGCCACGTCCGGGTTGACGACGGCGAACTGCGACTCGTCAATGACGAACGACAGCAACTTCGTGGCGGCCTGCTCGGCACCATCCACGCCCGTGGCGCGCACACTGTCAGCGGTCAGGCGCTCGACACCACTCGGGTCTAGCTCGGCCTTCGCCTGGCTGATGATCGACCAGTCGGCTTCGCTGATGCCCTTGCGCTCGAGCAGGTAGCGATCCCAGTCGTCAAGCTGCTGCCACGACTTTTTCGACATCCGCGCCAGCCCGCCCATCATGGTCTGTGCAAAGGCGCCGCGCAGGCCATCGGTCCATGCGTTCATGAGGGACAGCTTCATGACCGACGACGCCGCGCGCCCGGTGAGCGAGTGCGTCATGTTG